CAGAGGCAGAAGGCATGGACATGGACGACGAAGACGACCAAGACGGCATGGACCATGACGGTGATTTCGACGATGATGGCGATCAAGATGGCGAAACAGGAGAAATGTTTGAACCATTAGAAAAAGAGTTAGACGCTCTTAAGTCAGAGTTTGCTAAAATGATGGACGCAGACAATGACCAGCCAGAAGAATCAATTGAAGATGCATTTGCAGAGTCAAAAGATACTGATACTATTGTTAAAGAGTATGCAGAAATGGTAAAAAACGGCCATGGTGCAGAAAAAATGGGCAAAGAATCAGGTGCTGACAACAAAAAAGGTCCTGTTGCTTCACAGAAGAAATCACTTACGGGTGCTGAATCTGTTAAGTTTAACTCAGGCGCAGAAGAAAAAGGTGGTGTTGGTAAAGCACTTGCCGGTGATACAGCAAAAGAAATGAGCATGTCACCAAAAAATGCGGCTGGAAACAAATCAGTATCATTAGAAACTGCTCCAAAGGCAGTGGAAAAAGAAGCATCGATTGATAACGCAAAATCACCTGTTGCATCTAAGTAAGGAAAAATAGGATATGCAAATACTAAGTGAACATCTTACATTTGATCAAGCACAAGTAGTGGTTGAATCAAATAACGAAGGTAAAGACTTATACATGAAAGGTATTTGTATTCAAGGCAATGTTAAGAATGCAAACCAAAGAGTGTATCCTACTTTTGAGATCAGCAAAGCAGTATCAAAAATATCCGATCAAATCGCCGGGGGCAGTTCAGTTCTCGGCGAAGTTGACCATCCTGAAGATTTAAAGATTAATCTTGATCGAGTGTCTCACATGTTAACAAGCATGTGGATGGATGGAGCAAATGGATATGGAAAATTAAAAATTTTACCTACACCGATGGGTAAGCTTGTAGAAACAATGCTACAATCAGGCGTAAAACTAGGCGTATCAAGTAGAGGCTCAGGCAACGTAGACGAAGGCTCAGGCAATGTATCAGAATTTGATATCATTACCGTGGATGTTGTGGCACAGCCATCAGCACCAAATGCCTATCCGACTCCAATATATGAAGGACTTCTCAATATGAGAGGCGGCCAACAGTTATTGGGTGTTGCAAAGGCAGTAAGGCACGACAAAAAGGCACAACGACATCTAAAAGAAGGAGTGATCCAATTAATACGGGATCTCAAAATAAAATAAGGAGACAAACATGCTAGACGTAATCAAACAACTCCTTGACAAAGACCTGGTAACAGAAGACAACCGCATCGCTATTGAAGAGGCGTGGGCGTCCAAATTATCAGAAGTCAAAGAATCAGCTAAAACTGAAGTCAGAGAAGAGTTTGCAAAACGATACGTACATGATAAGTCTGTTATGGTAGAAGCAATGGACCGCATGATGAATGAAGCACTCACTAAAGAGATTGCTGAATTTGTAGAAGATAGAAAACAACTTGCGGCTCAAAGAGTAATGTACAAAAAAGGTGTTAGACCACACATGGAAACACTTCAAAAGTTCATTACAAAGACACTTGCTAACGAAATGGCAGAGTTACACAAAGATAGAACTACCGCGGCACAACAAGTTAAGACACTTGAAGCATTTGTTACATCAACACTTGCAAAAGAACTTAATGAGTTTGAAAGCGATAAGAAATCAGTTGTGGAAACTCGCGTAAAACTGGTCAAAGAAGCAAAAAATAAATTTGCAGAAATTAGATCAGCATTCATTAAAAAGGCAAGCAAAATTGTTGAATCAGTAGTAAGTGAGAATATCACTAAAGAGATGACTCAGTTTAAAGAGGACATCAAAACTGCAAGAGAAAACAACTTTGGTAGAAAGATCTTTGAATCATTCTCATCAGAGTATCTAACTTCATACCTAAACGAGACTTCTGAAGTACGTAAATTGCAAAAGAAACTCGACGAAGCCAATAACGAAGTAAGTGAGAAATCAAAACTTTATGAGTCAGAAAAAATTCAAAAGTCAAAAATTGAATCAAGACACAGAAGAGATAAGATTCTCAATGAAATGTTACAGCCGCTGTCAGGCGACAAAAAAGAAGTTATGTCAAATCTGTTAGAAACAGTGCAGACAGATAACTTAAAAACTGCTTTTAACAAATATCTTCCACACGTGATGAAAGATGTTAGGAAAGCTTCAATTATATCAGAATCAAAAACACAACACACAGGGAACAAACCACAGGCAACATCACAGGCAACACAGCACGATACGGAAGTATTAAACATCCGTAAATTAGCAGGTTTAAAATAAGGAGAATATGAAATGACATCCCAATTGCTAGAACACAAATGGCAGGAAACGAAATCAGCACTTATGGAAGGTGTTGAGGGCAACAAAGCTAAAAACTTGGATGTGATCCTTGAGAACACACGCAAATATCTATCAGAGCAGGCTACTGCTGGCGCAACTAGTGCCGGTAACGTTGCTACTCTAAACAGAGTAATTTTGCCTGTAATCAGAAGGGTCATGCCTACAGTGATCGCTAACGAACTAGTCGGCGTACAGCCTATGACTGGTCCCGTTGGACAGATCCACACACTAAGAGTAAGATATGCTGACGCAACAACAGGCGGTGCAACAAACATCGCAACTGGTGACGAAGCATTATCACCTTTCAAGATCGCCGCTTCATACTCAGGTAATGACAGCGATCCTGCAAAAGGATCAGCAACAGCAACACTAGAAGGTGCCGCAGGTAATAAGTTAAACGTGCAAATCTTAAAGCAAGTTGTTGAAGCAAAGTCAAGAAAACTATCAGCAAGATGGACTTTCGAGGCTGCACAAGACGCTCAAGCACAGCAAGGTATCGATATCGAAGCAGAAATTATGGCCGCTTTGGCTCAAGAAATTACTGCTGAGATCGATCAAGAGATCTTAACATCTTTAAGATCTTTAGCTGGTACAGCCGCTGGTGCATTTGATCAGTCTGCTGTTTCAGGTACAGCAACATTCGTAGGTGACGAGCATGCCGCATTGGCAGTTCTTATCAACGAACAAGCAAACTTAATCGCACAAAGAACAAGACGTGGTGCGGGTAACTATGCAGTTGTTTCATCAGAAGCATTAACAATACTACAATCAGCAACAACATCAGCATTTGCACGTTCAACTGAGGGCGTATTTGAAGCACCAACAAACACAAAGTTTGTGGGTACTTTAAACAACTCAATGAGAGTGTATGTTGACGGTTATGCCGCTAGTGGTACAGATGTATTAGTAGGATACAAAGGTTCATCAGAAGCAGATGCTCCAGCATTCTACTGCCCATACATACCGTTAATGTCATCAGGTGTGGTACTAGATCCATCTACATTCGAGCCAGTAGTAAGCTTCTTAACAAGATATGGTTATGTTGAGTTATCAAACACAGCATCATCTCTTGGTAACGCAGCCGACTATCTTGCAAGAATTAGTGTTTCTAACATATCATTCAAGTAAGACTAAACAAATTAAAAGGGGGGATTTTATTCCCCCTTTTTTTATGACTTCATAAATAGTACACAATGGCAAAAGTAATTAGAGATTCAGAAAGCGTAGAAATACAATCTAAATTTGGTGCTAACGTAGCCGGTACATTTGGTACATTTGCCGCTTCGGACACAACACCTAGCGTTGCAACAGGAAACCTTTGGAAGACTCACGCATCATCACAAGCACTGACCACATTTGATGATGGCACTCCGGGACAGATAATCACAGTGATATCAACCGCCGCAGTGACATACGACGTGACCAGTACCACACTCAAAGGTGGCTCCGTAGACCTTGTGACTGCATCGGGAGATGTGACCAATTGGGTGTATGATGGGACCAATTGGTATCTAATATCATTCATGGATGTGTCAGCAGACTTATCCGGCGGACAGTAAAGTACAATAAATACTTTTGCAGTGAAATTTCGAGACTTTAAAATAATAATTGATGGCACTTTAGACAATGACGATGATGCAGAATCAATCAAAGCCATGTTTGGTGGCCAGGTAAAAGTTCAAGAGCCAGACAAAGAAGAAACCACAGATGATAATGGATTCGATAGCGAAGATCCAGTCAAAAAAAATGTTGCTTTTCCTTTACAACAAGAAATAGAATTAGCCAAAGCAGAGCAAGGCAAACAATCAGATACCATTGATGATATCACCGATGAAGAAGACATCGAAGCAGAACAGGAGAGTATTCCTTTGCCGACACTGCTAGGCGGAACACCTGTAGATGACAAAGGCCAATTCAAAGACAAAGACCAAGAAGACGAAGACGAAGAAGACGAAAAATCTAAAAAGGAGTAACACATGGCTTTTAGAAAAATAAAAGGCTCCTTCAAAAACAAAGACATATCCACACACGTTATCGAAGATACCTATCTTGCACACGACACTGTTACAGGTCAATTAAGAATTGGTGACGGAGTTACTCCAGGCGGTACACTAGTCACTACTAGTGGCGGAGGTGGAGGTGGCGGTACTACTCTGTTTGTGGCGGACGATTCGGCCACTGTGGAAATTGCAAGTGGAGGATCCTTGTACATCCAAGGCGGCGATGGTATACAAACATCTGCCAATTCAGATGGCAGTATCACAGTAAGTTCAACAGGCACTTCAGCACAAGGCATTACATTTGTAGGCGATGATTCAGCCGGACTAGCAATTCAAGATGGCGGCTCTTTATACATCAGAGGCGGATCAGGTATTGAAACAACAACCAATTCAGATGGCACCATCACAGTATCTTCAACAGCAAGTGCTGGCGCTGACCTTGGTGACTTACAGATTGTTGGGTCAAAACTATCTGTTCAAGACAGTAGCAGTATTGGTATTGGCATAGAAAATGTTAGAATTGTAGGTAGCAGTTTCAGTATAGATGATTCTACAGACACAGGTTTTGAATTTGATGGACATCTAGTACCAGCACAAGATGGTGTGTATGATTTAGGAAAAGAGGGAAGACGATGGAAGACTGCGTATTTGTCTGCAGAAACAATTGATCTAGGAGGTGCTACCATTTCATCAGACGGAAGTGGCTCTATATCAATTGCATCCACAGGAGTTATTTTGCCAGCAGAATCCAGAGTTGGTATCAACACTATTGCACTTAATGGTTCTACAGATAAAACTTCGGCTAGACCAGTGCAACTTGTAAAACTTTTCACCTCAGACGGTAGTACATCACTGACAGATACACAACTTTTACTCACTACTCCTGCAGTTACTTTGGAGTTTAATGCCACCATTGAAACTGCCGCAGTGTATACCGAAGCAGGGCAAACATTTCAATTGGCTAACGGTGCAACACTGACTACTCAAGATGCAGTCACACTGTTTCAATTTTAGTTCTATAAATATTATTCATGGCAGATAAAACCCCAATCAGAGTTGTATTCGACGCAGACAACGTTGCCACTGGTTTAGGAGAATTTCAATCTGGTGAGACAATTCCTTTATCAAATGGTGGCACTGGTTCAGCACTCACAATCGGCGGTGTTGGCCAAGTATTACGTGTAAACTCTGCAGGTAATGGGTTAGAATTTGCTGATCAAGGTGACATAGATGTAATTGCATCTACAGATTCAACTGGTGTTCAAGTACAAGATGATTTGAATATATCAGGTGTGTTAAGCGCCAATCAAATAGACACAAACATTATTACATCTCAAGATTCCGCAGGCATTTTAATTAATGATGCTTTGATAATAGCAGGGCCGCTTAAAGCAGACGGATCAACTGCCATTCAAATTGAAGACAGTGTAAATGTTACAGGCCTAATCACCTCCAGCGGTAATATTATTACTGGTGACGGTATCACTGCCGCAGGCACTATCACATCAGCCGCTACTGTGGCCACAGGTAGTATCACAGCAGGTACATCTTTCATCATAGGCAACGCAGATATAAATGAAACTGATTTAGAAAAACTTGATGGCATCACAAATGGCACATCTGCCGCAAACAAAGCAGTGGTTACTGACGGCAACATCGATGTTACAAGTTTAAGAAATGTTACTGCTTCTGGCATACTGACTTCATCCAGCTTGGTTACAGAAACCATTTCATCTGCTGATTCAACCAGTGTGCTGTTTAACGATGGCATCACAGTTGGTGGCCCTATCAGAGCAGATGCATCCACAGGCATACAGGTAGAAGATTCTATTAATGTGTTAGGAAAAATCACACAAAGTGAAACTCCTGTCACTGGAGATGATGTAACTACTGTGTCTTTTGTAGAGGAAAATTTTTCAAAATCAGGCTTTCCGCTGTCAACACAATCAACATTTCCTTTAGCAGATGACTCTACAGCCACAGATTTTCAAGACAACGATGCCGCAGTTGGTGACACAGCAGCCACAGATGCATTTGGTGTAGGTATACAAACAGTGTATGACTGTATGGAACCTATTGGTAGTTTAACCACTGCAGATTTTGCTTTAACTGAGAGTCACGTAGGAGCTTAATAAATATACGATGCCAACAACAGTCCAATTTAGAAGAGGAACCACAGCACAAAATAATGCATTTACAGGAGCAGTAGGTGAGATCACTGTTGATACAACCGATGATAGGTTAGTTGTGCATGATGGTACCAACGCAGGAGGCTCTAGAGCCGCACTTGCTTCAGAAACAATTTTCAAAGTGTCGGGAGACGACTCAGTGGGGTTATACCTACAAGGCGGCACTGACGTACTACAGATTTCAGGTGGTAATGGAATAAGCACTTCAACTGCATCCACTGGTGTGTTAACCATTGCTATGGATGGAGATATCACCACAGTAAATTCTATTTCTTCTGAAGATTCCACAGGTATTGTAATCAATGATAATCTAATAATAGCAGGCACAATTAAATCAGATGATTCAACTGCACTGCAAATAGATGAAGCAGTAAACATATCAGGCGCACTGTTTGCAAACGGAGCATTCAGCACCAACAGTACTATCACATCAGGTGCAATTACATCGTCAAGCAGTATTACATCAGGCAGTTCGTTCATCATTGGATCAGCAGATATTAATGAAACTGATCTTGAAAAAATAGATGGCATCACAAACGGCACAGCGGCAGCTAATAAAGCACTTGTGGTAGATGGGTCAAAAGATATTGGCACACTTGGCACAATTACAGCGGCCACTGGCGACTTCCAAACTATAAAAATTAATGAAATATCTTCCGATGATTCAACAGGAATTCAGATTGCTGATGCAGTAAACATATCAGGAGCACTGTTTGCAAATGGTGCATTTACAACCAACAGCACAATTACATCAGGTACAATTGCATCAGGTGCAATTACATCATCAGGCAGTGTCACATCAGGTGGTTCATTTATAATTGGATCAGCAGATATTAATGAAACTGATTTGGAAAAATTAGACGGCATCACAAATGGAACTGTGGCGGCATCAAAAGCAGTTGTTGCTGACTCTGACAAAGACATAGCAGGATTTAGAAATGTAACAGCAACAGGATCGTTCATTATTGGATCGGCTGATATGAATGAAACTGATCTTGAAAAAATAGATGGCATCACAAACGGCACAGCGGCAGCCAACAAAGCACTTGTAGCAGACGGTGATATCGACATAGACACAATTAGAAACTTAGGCATGACTGGCAATATTGAAGTTGGTGGCGATGCACAAATAGGCGGCAACTTGACAGTGTCAGGCACCACAACATCAGTGAACACAACAAGTTTGGAAGTTGCAGATGCACTTATAGAATTAAACAAAACTAACTCCGGCGGTGCGGATGTTGATGCTGGTATATTCATTCAACGTGGATCAGCAGGAAACGCCGCAGTGTTTTACTGGAACGAAGGCGATGATAAATTCAAAGCAGTATTATCAGACTCTGTTGCAACAGCAACATCAGTAACAGATAGTTCACAGGCCACAATAGTTGCAAGTCTTGAAGGCACTAGTGTAACCGGTACTACTGTGATTGGTGGTACAACAACTATTAATGCGGCAACTATTACAAACAGTACAGGTGCTATTTCCTTCGACAATGAAAATTTAGTAACCACAGGTACAATTGGTGGTGGCACAATTACTGGTACAGCATTTACATTGACTTCTGGATTTACAGCCACTCAATCAAGTGGTGATGTGACTGTGGCCAATTCAACTTCGGACAAAGATTTAATATTCACTGTCAATGATGGCGGGGCTGCCACTGAGGTGTTT